TGTCGATGAACTTTCGCCGGACGAAATGCGTGAATATCGCGGTACGTTAACTGAGCCGGGTAAAAATAGTCCATATCGTGATCGTAGTGTAGAAGAAAACTTAGCGTTATTCGAAAGAATGAAAAACGGCGAATTTGCGGAGGGCACACTCAGTCTTCGTGCAAAAATTGACATGGCGTCGCCGTTTATGGTGATGCGTGATCCTGTGATTTACCGAATTAAATTCGCCAGCCATCACCAAACCGGTGATAAATGGTGCATTTACCCAATGTACGATTTCACTCACTGTATTTCTGATGCAATTGAGCGTATTACACACTCTCTATGTACATTAGAATTCCAAGACAACCGTCGTTTATATGATTGGGTGCTAGAAAACATCAGTATTGAGCGCCCATTGCCGCACCAATATGAATTCTCCCGTTTAAATTTAGAAGGTACGCTAACGTCTAAACGTAAGCTATTGAAATTAGTCAATGAAGGCATCGTGGATGGCTGGAACGATCCTCGTATGCCAACCATTTCCGGTTTACGTCGTCGTGGTTATACACCTGCGTCATTGCGTGAATTCTGCCGTCGTATCGGCGTGACTAAACAAGATAATGTGGTGGAATACAGCGCTTTAGAATCCTGCATTCGTGATGATTTAAACCAAAATGCATCACGAGCTATGGCCGTTATTGATCCTGTTCGTGTTGTGATTGAAAATTTTGAAGGCGAAGAAATGTTAATCGCGCCGAATCACCCGAACCGTCCGGAATTAGGCGAGCGTCAACTGTCGTTCACTAAAGAACTTTACATTGATCGTGCAGACTTCCGTGAAGAAGCGAACAAACAATACAAACGCTTAGTATTAGGCAAAGAAGTGCGTTTGCGCAACGCTTACGTGATTAAAGCAGAACGCGTGGAAAAAGATGCCAACGGTGAAATTACCACGATTTTCTGTACCTATGATCCGGAAACCTTGGGTAAAAATCCGGCGGACGGTCGCAAAGTAAAAGGCGTTATCCACTGGGTTTCTGCAGTACATAATCATCCGGCTGAATTTCGTTTATACGAACGTCTTTTCACTGTGCCAAACCCGGGCGCTGAAGAAGATATTGAAAGCGTGTTAAATCCAACTTCATTGGTCGTGAAACACGGTTTTGTAGAACAAAGCCTAGGTAACGCGGAAGCTGAAAAAGGTTACCAATTTGAACGCGAAGGTTATTTCTGTGCTGACAATAAAGACAGTCGTGCAGAACATTTGGTATTTAACTTAACGGTAAGCCTAAAAGAAGGCTTCTAAGCCGATAGCGCATAAAGTGCGGTCGTTTTTCGTGATGAATTTCGACCGCACTTTTATTTCATTTTTTACTATGCAATTAGACCCTAATTTCTGGCAACACAAACACCTGCTCGACATGAACGACGACGAATGGGAAGCGTTATGTGACGGCTGTGGAAAATGTTGTTATCGTAAATACATTGACGGTTATGGTAAACATGAACGCTTGTATTACACGCGCATTGCCTGCAATCTGTTAGATTTGGAAACCGGAAAGTGCGGTAATTATTGTGAGCGTTTTAAGCTGGAAGAAGATTGTACCAAGCTGACGAAAGATAACTTACCGGATTTTGAATGGTTGCCTTCCACCTGTGCTTACCGCTTGCTTTATGAAGGAAAACCTTTGCCTCAATGGCATCCGTTAATCAGTGGCGATCCTGATAGCGTGAAAAAAGCCAATATTTTGATTCAGCACGGTGTTCATGAACATGATGTAATTGATTGGTTTGATTTTATTCTTGACGATAATGATTAAATGGGAAAAGCAGTTTATTTTCCATTTTATTTCAAATGATTAAAGCGCTATTTTAAATAGAGTGTTCCGAAATACATTAATCCGTTCCGAAATTAGCGCTTCAACGGCATGATGATTTTATTTCTACGGATGTAACGTCTTGTCATTTTTGCGTCGGTGTGGCCAAGTTGAGTTTGTGCGGTTTCCGTACCTTTCAGTAAGTACAAATCAGTTGCACTCTTAGCTCTCAAATCTCTAAATTGCACTTCCTTGATTTCCCTTTCCAGTTCCGGGTATTTTGACAAAGCAAGATCCCGCAATTCTTTAAACCGATAGGACAAAACTTGTCTTTCCAGTTTATTACCGCGTTTATTCTGAAAGAGAAATGGCTTTTCTGTGTTCTCAAGTCGGCGATCGATGATTTCTTTGAGTTGGCCAATAATTTTAAAGCGCTGCTTCTTGCCCGTTTTTTGCTGATGAATATGTAATATCCCGTCATGAATCTGGTGTTTCGTAATTCCCACGACGTCCACTGGTCTTTGCCCGGTCATATATGAAATATCCATCAAATCCTTTATGTCTTGGTTTGCTAAGTCGTAAAAGATTTTATAGATATGATCTTCAACATAAACATCACGTGCTGTCATTTTGAATTTTGTCACACCAGCAACCGGGCTTTGTTGTGATGTGTAACCCCATTCCCGCGCCATGTTCCAGATGTGGTTAAATAATCCAATTTCCTTATTGGCTTTTGCTGGTACGTCTTTTCTCCAGTCGAGATACATTTTTATGTGCTTTGGCTGAATTTTGTTTAACTCGATAGGTGGATCACCGAAGAATTGAGATAGGTATTTTATTGAGCTTGCGTCTGCGTATTGCGTGCGTTTTGCTTTGTTTGGAGTAATTTCCGCTTTGTATTTTATCGCTACTTCTACAAAGGTTAGTCTCGCACTATGTGATAGTATTCTATTGCAGTTTAATTTTGCTGCTTCAAGAATTGCTAAATTTTTATCTATACCAAGCGGTTTTTCTTTGCCGTCTGCCATTACATAGTAGTAATACGTTACAACCTTGCCACTCACTCGCTTACGCATACGACAAACAAGATTTTGCGGCAATCCTTGGTTGGTTCTATTTCTCGGTCTGCCCATGATAAATTCCTTACGCTTTTAACACATTCGGGAACCAATCTGAACCGGTATCGGTTGACAGTTCGGTCTTTGTTTTTTTGCTTTTTATTTCTGCATAATCTCGACGAACAATAGGATAGCCGTTGGCGTTTTGTTTGAACGGAATTCCCATGATGTTTAGCTGTTTTATGATCATAGATTTCTGTTTTCTGCCTGTAAGAAATTCAATTTCTTCGGCTGAAAGGAAGTCTGTATAAACATTGATTTCCATATTCACTCCAATTTTATTCGCGTTTTACAATATCCGGCACCTCAATAATCATTATCTGATTGCGGTCTATGCCTTTGTATTTGAGCCAGTATTGGACGATTTCCATCGCCAGTTAAAGCGTGGTTAGATTTAATTTTGTGAGACACTTGTAAATCCGCGCCTACCTTATCAATAAACCAAAATTTTTCACCAGGTTTAGGCTTAAACGGCTTAGGCAGCGTAACAGTGATTGTGTCGGATTTTGGCGTGAGGTCTTTGTAAAGCACATACTCTCCATCAACTGACTTACTCATAAATCCGTTATCTGCTTCCAAGACAAAAACACCATCTTTTGCTTTCGCAATCACTTTTAATTTAATCTGACAGTTTGCGGATTGAGCAACAAACAAGCCTTCATTAAAAGCCTTTTCAAGCACCTGTTCAGACGTTAATTCGGGCGCCTCCCACATGCCCACGATGTCAAATTGAATACGTTCATTCGCTCCTAACTCACCCCATTCCACACGACCCCCATCATTTTCATCGTCTCCTAATACAATCCCATTAAGCGGCTTGAAACCAGTGCTCTCAAGTAATGATGGATATTTTCTAAGGTCGTACATTACAAACGCTTTGCGACCATTTCTTAGCTTCACCGGCGCGCCATTCAGCGCCTCTTGTAAATCAAATGACATAAATTCTCCTTAAAAAAAGACCGCGCTTTGCGGTCGTTGGTTATTCGGTTGGTGGCAGTGGGAGTGTTTGCCAGTGGGTAACGTGATAACACTGGTGCGGACTGTACCCGGTATCACAATAAAACTTACCCTCCATCAAGTACCCGATAAACTGATGAGGTACGTAGCTATCGTGCGTCTCCATGCCATAAAGTAAAACAGAGCAACTCTCGCCGTCCTCGTTGACGGGAGGTAATCTATCACTGCACTTAATCCATCCGTTGTTGTCTTGGTTCATTTTGCGTCGCCTTTATACGGTTTTAAATCCACCACAGGCAACACATCAACCAGTGGTCGAGGTGAGTTGTAATCTTGCGGTGCATTAAATTGACTTTTGGCCCACTCAATAAAATTATTTACGTAGTTGTTAACCACCGCAGGATAGTTTGCTGATTCCGCAGTTCGGATGATGTCATTTCGCAACTGAGACCCAAACATAAGCCAACTGTATTTAGCGTCATCTAACGCACGTGTAACAGCCGATGGATCACCGCTATTCACCCGCACATAAAAATAGCACCCGAAAATATCGGAAAATCTTGAGTAGGGGATATTGATATTAATTTCGTTCATATTCACCCCTCAATTTTTTATACACACTCATGTAAAAATACTCAGATTGCCGACCTAATGGATGTATTTTAACTTGCGCTGGCGTTACACCGTCTAGTTGCGGCCATTTTATTTTTGACTGTGGCAATAATTGATGTCTTTCCGCCGCCAACATTGCCAAATCCATCTCTTTAATAGTTGGATTATTAAAATCCTCAACCTCAAACTTATCAATGATTGCAAGCTCAAACTTACGCTCAATGTTTTTGTAGGCATCACCCAAAAGATGTTTTAATGGCGTCGGGATGTCTTTTAAATATGCTTCCGCCGCGTCGTGTAGTAAAAATTGCAACGCAAACTCAGGCTTACCTTGCTCAATAAATAACTCAGCCCCAAGTGAGCAATGTTGAGCCACTGAGTACGGCTCCCAAACTTGCCCTAAAAACCGATTTTCAAAACTTAAATTACGCGCAATGTCGCGGATGTCGATTTGTTTTGGGCTTGGATTTTGATAGTCAATAATATGACCGTGATATGTTTGTATTTTGTACATTCTTCACCAAAACTTAGCCCCTCGTATTGAGGGGCGATATGAATTATTGGAATTGATAGGTTAGGCCCGCACCGTAAGTTACTTGTGATTGTGTATCTACACTACCGCTTACACTTACAAGCCATTTAGTGTTATCGGATAGGCGAGAGTAGCGCACTGCTAACGCCTGTTGTCCGCCGTGACCACCTACACCTACACCAAGAGCAGATTTACCTGCATAAGTAGCATGAGGGATGTTAGCCACAGTAAAAGCGGAAGCAATACCGGCAGACGCTAACTTACGGTGTTTGCGCACATCATCAAATAAGCTATCAATGCGTTTGTTTGCTTGAGCAATGCCATTGCTTAACTTATTGATTTTTGCGCGGTTTACGTTGATTTGTGACGCGTTAGCACCGATATTTTTTGCGTTGGTTGCAATCGCTTGCTTATTCCCATTTACCTCCGCTTTATTTGCTGTAATAGCCTTGGCATTATTGTTGATTGCCGCCTTGTTACTTGCGATAGATTGCGCATTAGCGCCAACTTGTTCGGCCACAGCGTAAAGTTGTGATCCGTTGATTGCATCAGTAGATGTTTTGGATATTTCGCCCGCGCCTACATGTTGGATTTGACGACTAAAATCAGACTTACCAACAGACACAGCGCCTGAACCATCAGTGCCGGCGAAATTACCATAATTAATGCCGTTTACGGTTGTGCTTGTTACGATTGTCTGCTGCTTAGTCTCTGAGCTATCGCCCAATGCCACACCAAAGTTATGATTTGCCTTAGCACTTCCGCCCAGTGCGGTTGATGATTTAGCGGTTGCCTTGCTATTTGCACCAATAGCGGTCGCAGTATCTGCTGTGGCTTCGGCGTTAGCTCCAATAGCAGAGCCGTTTACACCGCTAGCTTGTGAGTTATAACCGTTAGCTGTTGAGCGGTTTCCGCTTGCGTTGGATAGCGCGCCTGCTGCGGTTGCAAAAGTATCACTTGCTTTTGCGCCATCACCGATAGCTGTACTTGCCACGCCTGATGCCTTAGCTTGTACGCCAAATGCTGACGCGTAAGCTTTGGTAGCTTGTGCTGCATTACCAACCGCTGTAGTCAACTCTGCGGAAGCAACACCACCAATAGCAAAAGCATCTTTAGCCAATGCTTGACCGCCCGCCGCCGCAAATGACGTCATGCCGGTAGCTTTTGAGTGGTCGCCCAATGCAACTGCACGATTGCCACTTGCTGTTGTATAAGCGCCAACAGCTGTAGATTGCTCTGCCGTTGCTTGTGCGCCAGTGCCTATAGCTGTTGCTTGGTCTGCGGTGGCTTTAGCGTTTGTGCCATATTGGATAGTGTTATCAGCCGCATAACCAACGGTAACAGCAAAAAGTGCGGTAGATAAAATAGATAGTTTTTTAAACATTGTTTAATCCTCGATTTTAGATAATAAAAAAGCCCTCATGTGAGGGCTGTTGTTGATAGAAATCACCTAAACAAGTCTTTTAATTTGCATTATCGGACTTATTTTTGTTTGTATTGTTAATCGTCTCTCTTATGCGCTCTCTAACTAACTCCAAAGACCGCTCAAACTGTTTTTCTTGCTTGTACAAAAAGGATAACTCCTCTTGTGCGTATTCGTTTTTTGTTATCCTAAAATACGGCTTTTTGCCACCTCAATTAGCAACTTGTATTCGTTTTTTGTTTTATCATCATGTACTCCGGCGGATTTTGCTAAAAACTCATCAACCGTGCCGGTAAAACAACCACGCGTTACAATTAGTCCGTCTTTGCCGTTAAACACGGTTAGCGTGCCATTTTCCGAACCAACATTACTCGCCCAAAAAATCATTTTCCGATCGAAAATTACCGCATAAGAACTAACCCGAGCGTTACCGTGCACCCAAGCGTCACCGGACACCCGAGCGTCACCGTACACCTCAGCGTCACCGGACACCCGAGCGTCACCGGACACCCGAGCGTTACCGTACACCTCAGCGTCACCGGACACCCGAGCGTTACCGTACACCTCAGCGTTACCGTGCACCCAAGCGTCACCGTACACCCGAGCGTTACCGGACACCCGAGCGTTACCGGACACCCGAGCGTTACCGTACACCTCAGCGTTACCGTGCACCCAAGCGTCACCGGACAATGACTGATCTAAATTCTTTTCCGACTCAATAAATCCACCAAGCTGTCCAGCCGCAACGACACTAAATGTAACTAGCGCTCTAACTCGGTATAATTTTTTACCGCTAAGGAGCTCAATGTATTCGTTGGTTAACTCATATTTCTTTTGTTGCCCTTTCATTTTTAACCTCATTAATTTGGATAATAAAAAGCCACTAACGAATAGTGGATCCTGGTGTTTTGTCTTGTGGAATGTCTGGCAGCCTTGTCCATTCGCCGTTATTTAGATCCCACAATGTCCCATCGTCGCATAATGCAGTTAGTGTATTCGGATCAACGTAATCGTTACCCAAATATCCACGCGTTATTTGTATAATCTTTCTAACCATTTTTATAAGCCCTCAATGTGTTTAAAAATTGCGGAATTAATTTGTTAAATGCGGTCATCAGCGCTTGATCACGATGTGCGGTGAAAATGTAAAGCGTTTGCTTTTGATATTCCGGGCAATAACTCACAAAATCCCATGTTTCATAGCCGGTCACCCACAAATTCGCTTGCACTTGGATTACATATTCAGACGGCAAGCCGCCCTCTAATAAGTAACGGATATGCGTACTCATTTTCGGGCATTTAATCTCTAAGCCTTTTTTGAGTTCGGGGATTAGCCCATCAGGACTAACCATTACCTCTTTTTTGTCATCTAAATACACGCCGCCAACTTGAGTAACCGTGTTTCCGGTAACAAACTCATAAGCCGATCTAGCAAGTGGCTCAAGTTGATTTCCTCGCTCCATAAATTTGGATTTAAATGCGCCATCCTGCAAACCTAGAATGCTTTCTTCGATCAACTCCGCCATGTACTTGATTTGTGCGCTTGATTTTTTACCGGTTGCCGTCACAATGTTTTCAAAGCCCGTTGCCGTTGGGATACCTAAACGGGCTTTTAACCATTCTTCCGAGCCTTGTTCGCAGTCAAGCGTTATTAGACCGTCAATCATAGTGGGACATCTTCTCCGTCATCTTCTTGTTGCTTATCAAGGCGACTGTTCAGGATTGATATTGCATTGTCGGCTTGCTCTTTTGTCATTTCGGAAATATCCGCGTGACCGTATGCCGTAAGCAGTTTTTCAGTGCTTGTACCGGTTGCGTCAATTAAGCCGATTAGCATTTCTTTCTGTTCGGATGTAATTAACACCGCAACATCTATCACGTTTTGTTTAGGCGTTACGTTTACCGGTTCACGCTGAGTTTCAACTATTCGATCTGCCTCATCTTGGTCATAAATGCCGGTAAATCCAAACGCCAAGCGCGCGCACTGAATCATTGCTTTGTGGCGTAACATTCTTTTCGGATGCGTTTTCCACGGGCCCATGTCACGAAAGCATTCGCTCATATATTCCGTTACCGAAATCGGCTTTGAGCGGTCTTTTCGGTAAATTCTGCAAGTGCATTTTTCATCATCCAAATCAAATTCTATGCCGTCAAAATTTGGATTTTCATTGAGGATTCGCGCCCATCCGTCCACACCAACAATGGGGACAATGCCATTTTGACGGTCGGGAAATGCGTAAATCTCTTTTGTCCACGGATTTAATCCATATTGATTCGCCACGATTAAAAGCGCGGTCATTTGACTGTCATTTACATTGCCCTTGAAAGCGGTATTTTTTAATGTCGCCATCAAATCTGAACCGTCCGCAATTTCAAACCGTTTAGCCAGTTTGTCTGTCAGATTTTGTAGTGCTGTTGCCATTTTGTTTTATCCTTTAATTCATTTTTTTAAGTGATACATTGTCGCCATATTGTGCTTTAACTTTGCGAGCTAAGGCGATTGCTTGTTCTTGCGTGCCAGTAAATGCAATTCGAACCTCGAAATTAAATGTTGGCTCGTCAGAAAGTGCAGTTGAATTTTCTTGTGTTTTTTCTACCGCACTTTGCGTTTCCATTTCTTCGGCAATGGCTTGCGATTCCGCTTTTACCTTAGCCTCTTCTTCAGTTTTTGCTTTTAACTCGACCTCACGCTGTTGTTCGGCATTTACTCGCTCCGCAATAATTGGCTCAAGGTCGTCCGTGCCGGCAACTAATTGCAGTGC